TAGCTTGGTAAGCGTTCAAGTCCTGAGCGAGTTCAGGAGTGAATACTGCCTTTAACTTTTTAGTCTTAGCAATGATATCTAATGATCTCATTCCGATGTTAATTTCAGGGATCGAGATATTAGCAGTAGACTGAGCGTTAGGTACAGCAAATGCAGCACCGGCTTCGAAATCACCTCTTGCATTATCAGCAGTTTGCTTGCTATATTCTACGTATACAGAAGAAGTACCATTGGTATAGACTTCAGTAACACCTGAGGCAGTTACAAAGAAATCAATAGTATCAGTTCCATTGTAAGTAGTGAAAGCAGGTAACAAATCAGCTACTGTGTAAGCTGAAGCAGAAGAAATTGTAAATGATCTTACAGCTTCTAAATCAGGAGTACTTAAACCTGAAGTTGCTACAGAAACTTTAACAATCTCACTATTCACGATAGAAGATGACAATCTAGAGTCAAAGTTTACATCTGCAAAAGTAGCTACTTTAGCAGTAGCACTAGAACCTGAAGTTGCTTCTACTGAAGCGGAGAATTGGTTAGTTGAGTAAGCGAACTTACCTGCACCATACAATCCACCTGCACCTAACTGATCTAAGTTAGAGTCTGCTTGTGAGAAAGGATACTGACTATCTGTGTCACCATAAAGTGAATCGCCTGAAGTGAAAGGATTCTTACTAGTTCCATATTGGAAATCTAAGAAGAATACCAGACCTGAAGGTAAATTCATTGGTTGAACAGATACGAACTCTTGGGCAGCTACCTGTCCAAAGATCTTTCTTACCATAGGTAAGACTACAGCAGCATACTGCTCACCAGTTCCTGTTGAGAAGGAAGCTCCTGTTCCTGTTAATGAACTTTCGTTCAATAATTGCTTAGCTTGGTTTTCGAGGATAATCGACATGTTGTTTTTTTCAAGCTCGTTGTTCAAGCCCTCAAGTAAACCTGTCTTTTCCCACTTACCAGCTAATCTTGCAGCGTCGCTTTGCATATTTCTATACGACTCTGCGGATTCGTTGATTAAGTTGTTTACTAATTCCATTTTTATCTATAGGATTTATCGGTAATAATACCGGCTAATTTTTGCCATCTCCTAACCTGATCGTTAGATTCTAAGATCGGTTGAGGATTCTTACTAGCCCCACCTGTGGGTCTAGATGCGGAACCTTTATTTTCTTTTACAACCTGGGAAGTAGTTAATGAATCTGAGAGAGTCTCAAATACTAATTTAACTTCTTTTACCGAAGTAGCTTTATCAAATGTTGATAAAACTTTTACTTTTTGTGATTCTGTTAAGCTTCTAGAACGGAAGAGCTTGTTGGTGTAAAGAAGTTTAGCGTTGAGTAAGTTAACTTCGGAAAGTTCAACTTTTAACTCATCTAACTCTTCCTTCATTTTCTCCATGTCTTCTTCATTAGCAGCTTTTGGTTCTTTTGTAGAAGAGGATTTACTTGTAAGAATAGCTTCAGCAGCATCTTTGTCTTTAGCTTTAACAGCTTTAGCTAATTTCTCTGCTTTTTCTTTCTTATCGCCTTTAGCTGCTTTAGCCAATGTTCCAAGGATGGATGCAACTGTAGCACCCATAGCACTAAGTAGCTGCCATTTGCTCATTAAAGTATCTCCAAATCTAGCTGCTTCTGCTGAATCACCTATTGAGGAATTTAACCATTGAGTAATCAGATCAAGAATTGAGAAGATATCTTCGTTAATTACTTCTTCTTCAAGGGATTCTTCTTCAGAAAGTAATTCGTCAATGTTAACTTCTTCTTCCATAGAATCCATTTCCATTTCCTCTTCACCTTCCTCTTCTTCTTCTTCATCAGACATTTCAACAGGATCACCACCGGCTTCTAATTCACCAGCTTGAACCATATCTGCGATAACTTCTTCGACGAAATCTTTTAATTCGTCGTCAGTCATTTCTTCGAGATTGATATCACCTTCAGCTTCGTCACCTTCAGCCTCGTCAATTTCCTCAGCTTCAGTTACTTCTTCAGCCTCATCCATTTCTTTAGCTTCATCCATGTCTTCACCTTCTGACATTTCATTCTCGAGCTCAGCTAATAACTCCTCTAAAGAAGCCTCATCCATGTCTTCACCTTCATCCATACCTTCTTCGGTGTGG